AAAACTGGATATTCTCGAGGTTGCTAAAAAAAAGCGACATCTTGCTCTTTTGGAAAAGGTGAACAGGGGTTCAGCGCTATCGGCGGGTGAGCTGAAAGAGCTCAAAAGGTTTCAGGGCGAGGATGAACTTCCGGCGGGCCAGGTTGATTCTATGGAAGCGGTTGCCCGGGCTTTTGGGGTCAGTTCCAGAACGGTAGAGCGCTGGGCGAAGGCCGGGATGCCTAAGTCCGAAGAGGGGGGGTATGACCTTATCGAGATACAGGCCTGGCGGACGCTTAGGGGATCGCAGCATAAAGACGACAGCGAAGATGAAAAGACGCAGTGGGATGTCAAGTATAGGCAGATGAAGGCTCTCATTGCAGAGATACAGTATAAAAAGCTGACTGGGGACCTTATCCCGCGGGAAGAGGTCGAGGCTACGATGATGAATAGGATCGTTGCTATTAAGAGGCAGTTTTTGGCTTTACCAAAGCGGGTTGCTCCGCAGCTCGAAGGGTTGGAGGTGATCGAGCGCGAAGAGCTGTTAATGGACAGGCTTAAAGAGATCATACAGGGTTTTGCCGATGGGAGGTATTGATGAAAAATAAAGCACGGGTTGAGACGGATGTGGCCACAGGGGATTATATAATTTTAAACACAAAAGGCGTCAAGGATATCGTCGGAGACCATGTCGAGCCGAATCAATATCCGAATAGATATAAAATTGAGATTGACGAGTTTGGGGCTCCGATAGTCACGAAAGTATTGAGGTGCTATGGATAAGACTACGGGCTTATTGGACTCAATCCGAAATGCCTGGAGCCTTCCAGAAGAGCTTAGCGTATCAGAATGGGCAGATAATAACCGGGTACTGGATCCGATGACATCGGCGGAGCCGGGTATCTGGCGGACCGACCGAACGCCGTATCTTAAAGAGATAATGGACGCTTTTAGGGATCCTTTCGTCCGGGACATAACGATCATGTCCTCGACGCAGGTGGGCAAGACCGAAACGCTTTTGAATATGATCGGGTATGTGGCTGATCAGGATCCCGCGCCAACGCTTTTTGTTCTGCCCGACGAGAAGGTGGCAAAGGATATGTCCTATGACAGGGTCCAGCCAATGATCATGGGCTCGCCTGCCTTGCAAAATCATTTAACCGCAAAAAAAGACGACGTTACAAAGGCAAAAATCACGCTTGATCGCATGATTCTGTATTTTGCCTGGTCAAACTCTCCGAGTTCGCTGGCGTCGAAGCCTATCAGATATCTGTTTATGGACGAGATTGATAAATACCCGAAGTTCTCGGGCCGGGAAGCGGATCCGGTAAAGCTGGCCACAGAGAGAACGAGAACGTTCTGGAACCGCAAAATCGTTAAATGTTCCACGCCTACCACCCGGGAAGGGTATATCTTCCGCGAGTATGAGCGTTCTGACCAGAGGCAATACTATATTCCATGTCCGCATTGCGGTAAATACCAGATCTTAGTTTGGAAGCAGGTGTCCTGGCCGGACGAGGAACGCCGTCCGGAGGCGATAAAAGAGAAACGCCTGGCGTGGTATGAGTGTATCGGGTGCAAAGGGAAGATCGATGACGAGCATAAACTCAAGGCTATCCGGAAGGGCGTCTGGGCTCCCCAGGGGGCAAGCGTGGATAAACATGGGCACGTGCGCGGGGCGAACGCAAGGGAGGCACGTAGAGGTTACTGGCTTAATGCGCTATATTCGCCGTGGCTGACGTTTTCGGAGGTCGCAGCGGAGTTTTTATCGTCACAGGATTCGATCGAGGCGTTGATGAACTTCGTCAACTCGTGGCTGGCGGAGGTCTGGGAGGAAAAAGCGGAGGAAACTTCCGCGGAAAACGTGACAAAACTGGCCGTGGATTATCCTTCCGGGCTGGTTCCGGATCAGGTTCAGGTGCTTACCGCGGGCGTGGACGTTCAGAAGGATCACTTCTATTACGTCATCCGGGGCTGGGGTTTTGGGGAAGAGTCGTGGTTAATACGCTCTGTACGGGTGGAATCCTGGGAACAACTGATCGCTGACCTTTTCCAAACGACGTATTTAAAGCAGAATAAGGATCCCATGTCTGTCCGGATGGCGTGTATTGACTCGGGGTATAACACCGATGAGGTATATAACGTGTGCCGGCACTGGAGGGACGTGTCCAGGCCGATAAAAGGTGAGGAGCACCTGGGCGGGGTTCCGTATAGGGTGACCAAGATAGACAAGGCTCTGGACGGCCGGGCGTTTAAAGGGAGCATTCTGCTCTGGCGTATTGACACTTTCTATTTTAAAGACAAAGTCACCAGAATGATTCAGTCGGGACCGGACGATCCAGCGCAGTTCCATATTCCACGGGATTTTACCGAGGATTATATCAAGCAGATGACCTCGGAGCACAAGGTTATCGTCCGGGATAGGAAAACGGGCCGGGCGCAGGAAGTCTGGAGGAAGAAAACGTCCGGAGCGCAAAACCACTACTGGGACTGCGAGGTTTATGCTGCGAGCGCTGCGAAGATGATCCACGTGGAGGCGCTTCGAGAGCACGGGCAGGCGGTTACCCACCGGCCGGGGGGCGAGCCGGCGTATAAAAATAAATGGGTCAGCCGGAGCGCGAGGAGGTGGGTTAAAAGATGAGCGCATGGGAAAGCAGAAATAAAAAAGGATGGATCTCCGGGAAAAAGAGAGAAGTTTCTGTCAAAAAAGTGCAACATCAGTATGGTGTTTTTTTTACTCCGGCACAATGTCCGAACCCACAATGCCACTCTTTAGACTTAGATTGTTATTCGTCGACCGTAGATCTCAGATATTACCGCTGTCGCAAGTGTGGTGCGAATTTCAAGGCGATAGTTCAGTACCAGTTTAACCTTCAGTAAAAATGCGCTTTACTACTCAGTAGTATAGGCTTTTTGACAAAACGAAAGAAGTCATATATCCTTTGGGTAGTTGACGGGACGCCTTTTTTTTACGGCGTACATTTTCGGGAGTAGCATAAAAATTGATGGGTAGTTAAGTTTCGGGAAGGAACTTGCTACCTATTTTTTTTACTCGGAGGTGTACATGGCGACGTCACAGGAAATGCTTACCGCGGTTGAAACCGCAATATACGCCCGGCTTAACGGCGGGGCGGTCCAGTCTTATTCCATCGGCGGACGCAATATCCAGTATGCCTCATTAACAGAGCTTGAAAAATTACGGGACCGGTTCAAGAAAGAAGTCAATGCTGCAAACGGCTTGAACACGAGAACGTTCGCAAGTTTTAAGAGGCCTATATGAAAGAAATCGTTGACGGAAAAATAAAAAGGAAATCTTTCGGCGAGCGGGTTGACGACGCTATCGGTTTTTTCTCTCCGATGACGGCCGTTAAACGTAAAGCTGCAAGGATGGCTTACGATATCCAGAAAAAACAGAGGCGTGGGGCGTTTTCGTCTTACCGGGGGGCCAGTAAAGACAGATTGAGGTCCGCGTGGATCCCCGGGAGCGGTTCTGCTGATCAGGACCTGTTGCCGGAGCTACCGGATCTCCGTGATCGCAGTCGGGACCTTGTGAGAAACGACGCTACTGCTGCCGGGATAATCGGGACGGTTAATACCAACGTGGTGGGTTCGGGGATAAAACCGCAGAGCAGGATCGTCGCGGAAGATCTTGGAGTGTCTGAAGAAGAAGCTATTCGCTTGCAGAGGGAATGCGAGAAAATCTGGAAGGAGTGGGTTCCTTTCGCGGACGCGGGGGAACGGCTGGACTTTTACGAGATACAGTCGCTGGTTGACCGTCAAATCCTTGAAAATGGGGAGATATTCCTCGTTCCTGTGGTTAAAAAGGGCGGAAATCGTCCTTTAAGCCTGGCATACCAGCTTGTTGAGGCCGACAGGGTAAGCACTCCGAGCGACAAAACGCAGGATAAAACGATCAGAAGCGGGATCCGGATTGGGGATACCTATGGCGAACCTGTATCGTATTTCATAAAAAAGGCGCACCCGGGCAACGTTACTATCGGCAAAAGCGCTTACAGGAACAACACTTCGGACAGTTATCAAGAAATTGAGGCGGTAAACCCTGCCACAGGGCGCAAAAACGTCTATCACTTCTATATGCCTTTAAGGCCGGACCAGACAAGGGGTATTCCGTTCTTTTCTCCGGTCCTTACGTACTTCAAAGATCTTGCGGATTATCTTGAAGCCGAGCTTGTTACGGCTCGAATCGCTGCGTGTTTTTCGATTTTCGTTAAAAAAGAGCAGGCTTATGAAGCTGCCCTGGGCAATACCGACAGCACAAATGCCAAAGCGCAAAGGATACAGGAGTTTGAACCCGGGCTGATCGAGTATTTGAACCCGGGCGAATCCATAGAGAGTTTTTCTCCGCAGCGACCAGGAGGCTCGTTTGAGCCGTTTGTAAATCGGATCTTGCGTTCGATTTCGACGGCTCTCGGGCTCCCTTACGAGCTTGTCGCAAAGGATTTCAGCCAGACAAACTATTCCAGCGCGAGGGCTGCGCTTATCGAGGCGATGAAATACTTCCGGACACGGCAGGCATGGCTTGAGAGGAAGCTTTGCCAGCCGACATGGGAGCTTGTCATCGAAGAGGCATATCTCAAAGGAAAAATAAACGCGACAAACTTCTATAAGGATCCGGCCTCGTATACCAGGGCGATATGGATATCTCCGGGGAGCCAGTGGATTGATCCTCTGAAAGAGGTCAAGGCATCCAAAGAGGCGATGGATGGAAATATAACCAGCTTAGCGGATGTCTGTGCCAGCCAGGGGAAAGACTGGGAAGAGGTAATGGAACAAAAGGCGCGGGAAGCTCGAAAGAAAAAAGAGCTTGAGGATAAATATGGGGTGACGATCGGGGCGAATGACTCCGTTGTGGATCCGGCAGAAATAGAACCCGAGGAGGATCCTGATGAAACAGACGAAAAAGAAAGACAAGAAGCTGCAGGAGAAAAATAAAATTTCGAGTCTTGTCGCAATAAGCGTTTTCAATCCTTGTTGTATGGAGCAGGCAAGAAACTATGAATTTCAAGTTGAGGAGGGACAGGACAATGGCAGATAAAAACAAATATTTAAGAGCTCAGGTTGCCCGCGGGATTGAGGCCGGGGCCGATGGTGTGGATAGAGAAAAAAACATCATCAACGGGTTCGCCGTGATGACAAAGGGTTTTGTGAAGGATATGCGGGGCTGGGAGATTGACGACCTAACGCTTGAGCAGATCGTTGAGGCCGGGAACGAGTACAAGCTCGGGCTTAAGTCGAGGTTTGGTCATCCCAATATGAGCAATACGGCGTTGGGGACCTTTTTGGGACGTGCAAAAAACTTCCGCGTTGACGGGGATATGGTGCGGGCAGATTTGCACATATCGGATTCTGCTTTTAAGACTCCGGACGGAGATCTTGGCAGTTATGTCATGGATCTTGCCGAGCAGGATCCGGATGCGTTCGGAACATCTGTCGTTCTGAGGGGCTACGAGTTCGAATACCGGTTAGAAGCAGACGGGACAAGGGCGAAAGACGAGGATGGGAACGACTTGCCACCACTCTTAAGGGTCAAGGGGTTGTCTGCGGTCGATGCTGTCGATGAGCCTGCTGCCAACAACGGTATGTTTGGAACTCAGTTTTTCAGTGAGTCTGTGGTTCCCTCGGCAGTAATGACAGATTTTTTAAATAAATTGATAGAACAGCCTGAAGCGCTGGACACGATCATTTCGTTCCTATCGCGGTATCAGGCCAACAAAGAAGAAGCGGAAATCCGCGATGAGGAAGAAAAAACAGAAAAAAAGGAGGGCGTTATGGAATTGAAGGATCTCAAACTTGAGCAGCTAAAGGAAGAAAGGGCTGATCTGGTTGAGGCTTTACACAAAGAGGGTAAGGACAGTGTAAAACTTGACGAGGTCAGGGCCGAAGCGCTTAAGACGGAAAGAGTGAGGTCATCTGCTATTCTCGGGCTCCTGGAAAACGAGGCCTATGATGGGTATCTGGGTCTTGCAGTACAGGGAATCAAGGACGGCGATACTCTCGAAACCGTTGAAGGCAAAATGAAAGACCAGAGGATTCAGGATCTGGAAGCAAGCGCGACCGAAACCCCGGGACCGGGCGAGGGAGAAGAGGAAAAACCCGCGATGGCTTTGTCTGTTGAAGAGCAGGCGAAGAAAGATTGGGAAACGGATCCTAATCTGCACCAGGAGTTCGGGAAGTACGAAACCTACCTTGCTTATTTGAAGCATAAAAGCAAGGTCAGGGTGTTGGGTAAGTAAAAAACGGGCCATGTAGAGGCGTGTTTTTAAATAGTCAATAACGAAAAAACAGGAGGGACAAAAATGGCATTATCAGCAGATACTCCAAGAGCCTATGAATTGGGAGACATGAACGATCTTCCGGTGAAGGCGTCAACGACAATCTATGAAGGCGCAGCGGTAGGGCTTTCGAGCGGGTACGCTCGCGGTCTTGTTGCTGGCGATGAATTTCAGGGGTTTGCGACAAAGAAAGCGGACAATTCCAGTGGCGACGCTGCTGCGATAAACGTTCGCGTAAAGAAAAAAGGTTGTATTCAGCTGCCGGTTACCGGAGTTTCAGGCGTCACGGACGTTGGAGACACGGTTTACGCGTCGGCTGACGGGACCTTTACTCTTACCTCAAGTGGCAATTCGGCCATAGGTAAGATAATCAGATACATCTCGAGCACCACTGTGGTTGTGGCGTTTGAAGGTGTTGCTGAGCGTTCCGTGTAAGGTGATCAAGCACTCCTGGGCATGAGTGATCGCAATAAACTGCCCACTTTGACAAGGAAGAAAGCAAAGACAATAAAAAAGGAGGAACAAAAATGGGAATTTCAGGTCTTGGTTCAAGGGCAATCATCGGGAAGTTTTACGGAACTCTCGAGCAAAACAAGGATATGTCCTGGCCTTTTCAGGTTGGTATGGAGATGCCTTCCGATCAGGAGTCAGAGACATATAAGTGGCTGGGATTCGCTCCTGCGCTTAGGGAGTGGGTTGGTGGCCGTCAGGCGAAAGGTCTGAGGGAAAATGGGATCACAATAACAAACAAAAAGTACGAAGCAACGCTTGAGTTTGACGTTGATGATCTTCGTAGAGATAAAACAGGGCAGGTTGATGTTCGCATAGGCGAGCTTGCCGACAGAGTAAACGAGCACTGGGAAGATCTTCTGACCACGCTTGTTACGGGCAACGGCCTTTGTTACGACGGTCAGAACTTCTTTGACACGGATCACTCGGAAGGTGACAGCGGGACTCAGGTTAACGCTCTAACTTCCAGCCATGTCGGAAATCTGGATGTGTCGGACACGTCCAACGTTACAGCGGTGGAAATGGCAAAGGCCATTCTGGGCGTTATCCAGTATATGTACAGCTACAAGGATGACCGCGGGAAACCGATGAACAGGAACGCGAAAAAGTTTCTTGTTATGGTTCCGGTTGAGATGTGGGCTTCTGCTATACAGGCGATATCGTCCAATCTGCTTAGCACGGGCACGGGCGCGATAGATAATCCGCTCAAACTGTCCTCGGCAAAGCTGGAGATAGACGTTGTTTGTAATCCGCTTTTGAGCACTTCCACTGTTTTCTACGTATTTCGCAAAGATGGACGCGCAAAACCGTTTATTTTGCAGAACGAGAAGGACATGGAAGTCAGCTACATAGGCGAAGGGTCCGAACTCGAGTTCAAAGAAAATCTGCACCAGATGGGTGTCAAGGTTCTCAGGAACGTCGGTTTCGGGTACTGGCAGCAGGCAGCAAAAGCTACCGTATCTTAAGCGATACGGGTTTCGGGACAGTTATGTAACGGTGTAGTTTTTTTAAAATAACGGGAGGGTTGTGATGGGAAAAAGTACAAAAAAAGAAACAAAGACCAAACTCGAGCAGGTTGAAGGTCTGGTTTGCAGTGTTGACAACGAGTGTAAGGGCAAAATGCTACCGGCAGGGACGGTCATCTTTGTCGGGGAAAGCCGGGACGGGATGAGCATCGAGGATGTCAACAAGGCAATAGCCAGGGGCAACGTTGAAGCGAGGATGGCGGAAGTATCTTTTGAGGATACGGACAAAAAAAGCGATGAGATCGAAAAATCCAAGGACAACCGGGGTTCCGAATAGGAACCCCGGGAGGCCTTAAACTGACAAACAAGGAGAAAACCCGATGCCCAATAAACTTTTTCCAGATGACCTGTCAGCCGTCGCTCTGTCGGAAGACGATTTCTTTTTAATATCAGACAACAGCGATGATGACGCGATTAAAACGATAGCAGGCTCGGGCCTTGTAACTTTTTTTGACGGGAAATACCTTAACATAGCCAACACAGATGAATTTACTCCTACCGAAGACTATCATCCAGCAACGAAAAAATATGTAGATGAGGCAGTAGCAACCGCAAATGAATTTATCGAACTCACGGATTGTCCCGCAAGTTATGTAGACAACGCTGGAAAGTTTTTGCGGGTAAACGCTACCCCTGATGGGATTGAATTTATCAGTTTGACGGCAGATCTTATCGGAGCTGGTGCGCTTAATATCGGAGGGAACGCTTTTACTGTCAATGAAATAGAAATCGTTGGTGCCGACGGGGAAGTAAATGCGGCCGCAATAGAGGATAAATTTTTAAGAAATGACGGGGACGATACTACAAGCGGAACCATCACAGCAGCAGGTTTCACAGACGGCACAGCCACACTAACAGGCGGTGCTTTAAGCGGTATTACAAATATCGCTGGCGGCGTTGTATT